TAAAATGGTAGTTTTGCCACCTTCTCCTTTAACATATTAAGATTCTGTGCCTCATATGCAATTTTTTCTTTTAATGTTTTATTTATCATTGATCTAGCATTTGCAGGATCAATCTCGTTATCAGTACAATAGTCTAAAATTGCGTCTATGTAGCTAATTTTCTTATCTTTAACTATATTTTCTACAATTAAAGCAAACTTATTAGGTGTTAATATTGTATCTGTCATATCTTATATTATACTACATTCATTGCTATTTGTCAAGCGTATAATGTAGATAACTGCCTAATATGTACTTCGGTTTATCTATCGGTTTCATACCTTGATGTAACCACGGCCATAATGGTGGGAACATTAGTAGTGAACCTTTCTTACAAGGTGACGCTAATCCTAATTGAGGAAAGTTAGTTTCACCTCTAGCATTATCTTGTAGATATATAAAAAATACTAGAAATCTTTTTGCTGATTCAATACTAATAGAATCTACATGAGGATCAAAACGATCTTTATCATTAGGTAAATATTTCTTTAATCTAATTTCTTCAAAGGCATATTTCTCTGGCCACATATGTTCAGTTATGATACAATCGTTCTTATATTGCTCAAGATATTTTGTGAATACAGATGATACTTTTTCTATATCACCTTGCCATTTATTTTGATTGAGATTAACTTGTGTGAAAGACATAGGACCTTGATCGTAGGTCTCTTGTTTAGAGTCAATATTAAACTTAGTAATAAGTTCATCACAGTACTCATCTGAGATTACGTTTTTGTATATTTGTATATAATTATTCATAATTTATAGTGCCTGTTTCTGTTGCGAGGTACAGGCAAACCCCTAACGACCTAAGCCGCTAATGCAAAACCTTGTGAGTTAGCATTTAAATAACAGTACGGTGTTAGCGATCAATCTCCTAGAAGTTTTACCTGATGGTCGATCCTATTTCCACCCCTCAAATTTCATTGTTTGAATGGTGGAGTGGCTGGGTATTGCACCCAGGTCCCTAAAAGTTATTGTCTTCTTATCAACAATTAATTCGTCAATTCTTTTGGCGTCACTACTCTATAATCAAATAGCAAATTTACTATACACTTCTCTTGTTGAGCAGGTGTTTCCATTGTTCTTATCATATGTCCTTCTACATCTGTTGACGCATAAGTTATCACAGCATAAGCAATCTCACCTGTTGGTAATGCTGATATTCTACCATATGCAATCTCTATCTGTACATAACCTGCTTTTTCTAAAGCCTTATTAACATCTGCTAATGGTCCACATGATATTGGCATTTGTTGTAGTTCCCAAGGATACATTGATAGGTCCTCAGGACCTGCATATGACTTACCAGATAAACATAATATAAAAAATAATCCACATATTGTTTTAATTAGTTTTTTCATTCTCTTTAAATTTCTTATGAAACTCCTCTATCGCTGGTTTTAATAGGGGTAAGTAGTCTTTCTTATTCTTAACAAAAGTTTGTGTGCCACCTTCTTCGGTCACAATCAATATAACAATCTGATCTATTGATATGCCATACTGTTCTTCAAACATTTCACAGTAAGCAGTAGTTTGAATAAAATAGTTTTCTACCCATTCCTCTTTCTTATCTTTAGTAGATGTTTTAAAATCTATTACTGATAACTTACCATCATATTCTGCAATACAATCGACTCTACCTGCAACACCCCATTTTTCGCTGTATAGAGCACCCTCTTGCATTGCTATATTATTTATCTTATCCAGTTCAGTTTTTAGGATAGTAAATAGCGCAGTAGGTAAAACACCTTGCTGAGATAGTTCTTCGTTGTTAAGATAGTTTTCTGTTAGTGTGTGTACAGCAGTACCTCTATTCGCTGCATTCCTCATTATAGTATTTGCAACTTGTTCGCCTACTGAGGCACGCCATCTAGCGATACCTTCATTACCTCTAGCCGATAACACAGTTGTTATCGAGGGTAGTTTACTACCATCAGGTAAGATATAGAATCTTTTACCTTGAATAGTTTTTGTTTGTAAATCTGGTTTTTTCTCTACTGAGTTATGAGTAAAGATTTTAGGTTTATGGTTCTTTTTAAAATATTCGTTTAATGTATTCATAGATAGTATTATATCACATAATCTATGACAGGTCAAGCACTATGTACTTCTATGAAGTGTCAGCATATCGTTTATCTCGTCTTTACTGACTATACCGAGAGTTCAGTTAGGGTTATACTCAACGTATTGAGTTTTACCTTGATCGTTTCTAAATGCTCTTAGCGTTTGTTTTCTATTATCAGTAGGACTCTTGTATGAACAATGAATCCACCCACTATTAGGTTCTTCTGGTTTGTGGTATTCCAATATGAGTTGGTCAAAATCTAAGTTCTCTATAATCCATTTTGCTAGTTCAGCATTCGGAGTCCCAAATATTTCAAAGTCAGCGGCTTGCCCCTTGGCGTGCTGTGAGTTAGTTGATGATCCTATTGCAACGCATAAATCTTCACTTCTAAATCCGCTAGAAATGGTTACTGGTGTAGCATATTGATCTCTAACAGGTTGTAGTATATTCTCACATAACTTTTGTAATCCTGTAATCTGATCGTCATTAGGATTATTATTAATACCTTTACGTTCAGCCGTTTGACTAGTCGTCATTTCTTTCAAGCTAAAATTCTTACTTAGTTTCATTTGATATCCTTTGATTGATTATTTGCCACGAGTAATCTGTACAATTTTTTTCAATTGTGCTTCGATTACTTCTGCTCTGTTCGGCCAGTGAATATAGGCCTCAGGTGATTTTGCTAATTTGATTAGTAGAGGTATGATAAGTTTTTCTAGTTTCTTAAAGTCTTCTTTGTACTCTTTACCTAGATTATCTTTTCTGAGATCGTACTCATCATCCATTTGTTTCTTAGCGATCTCTAATTCTGTTTCGTTCTTAGCAACTACTGTTTCTTTTGTTTCGTTTGTTGCTCTCAATAGTTTATCTAGTTTTGTTTCTAGTCTATTGATAATCTCACTAGACACAGCCTTACCTACACCGTCTGCTGTCGCCTTGACAACTTCTTTTGTAGCATCTGAGTCTGCTTTACTTTCTGTTGCTGGTTTCTGTTTAACTGAGGTAAAACCCCAATCGCCATCAGCATCAAATCCGTCTAAAAAATCAAAATCTGCCATACTACTATTTATACTTTCTTCCCTGCTCTTATACGTCTATGTTTGTGTATTATTTTATCAACTTGTGTGTCTTTTACTGACTTCTTACCATATTGTGCTGCTAGATTACTTGCTGGGTGAGCGTCTGTAATCTTTGATAGCACGTCTTTCCAACCACGATCGGTATGACTATCTATATGACCCACGCTAGATACAATGTTCAATGTTGTAGGTGGTAATAGTTTAATATGTTTCTTTTTGATAAACGTTTCCATTTCAGAAATAGACATCAAGTCTGTATATTCTTTTTTAGTTCTTGTATTTAAAAATCTATAAGTTGGCATTTATTCCTTCACTATACCACTCGGGTATACTTGTTTTCCATGTTGCAAAATCTTTCTTGTATTTCACATAGTAATCTCTATAAGCGATAATACTATCTTCATTCTTTACATCATCAGGCATTGCCTGTGTAGGTTGATTAAATGGAATATTTAGGGGTATATTTTTAGGGGGGTTTCTCAATAGTTCTTTCAATAGAGTATATGACTTATGATCTTTGCCATATCTTAATTTAAATTCTTCATGTAGGTGAGTCCACATCTGATACAACCATTGATAGTTGTAGGCATTGTTTCTAACCCATATTGCACTCGGGTGATTGTAATGACAAGCTTTGTAAATAGTTGCTTCTTCATTAGCATTCTGTAATTTATATCTCTTAATGTTTCTACCTGCTTTTGTTTTACCTTGATACATAATACCATCAAGCATTCTGTGGGCAGTTGACATCAACTGAGCATACTCTATAAGCATTTTAACAACGTGCTTATCTAAGTGTTGTTCTGCACAAATCTTTGGGTTTTTATGTAAATAAAATATGTTCATGCGATTATTATATCACTTTTTTTTAGGTTTGTCAAGCTTTTTTATTTCATCTGGAGATAAGCAAGATTTAAAAAACGAAGCTATTGAAGCTTTATTTTCTTTTTTATTATTTTGTTTTTCTAACTTATCAACCATCTTTTGCCACTCTTTGGCGTCTTTGTCTGTTACCGTCATTTCTGTTAATCACCTCTTTTCTGTTCAAAGTATGAAGTTCGATTATACTTCACACATAATTTTCTGAATACATTGTACCAGAAGTTCTTTGACCAATCGGTCGTTGAATTTGTACACGCTTTTTCAGCGTTTAATATCTTTTTCATTTCCATTATATCACCTATTGTAACATTGTTAGTTTCATTATCTCTTATCATTTAAAGGTAAATGATCCTTCTTCATTATTTTCTTATAACAAGGTTCGCAAAATTGAACCAGTATCGGTCCTAATTTACCTACTAGTGTTTTTTCTTTATCGTGTGTAAATGATTTTACACATACTGAGCATTTATGTTTTGCCATTATTTCTCCTCCATTTTTCTTATTAGTTTAATCATTCTTATCACTCTCTTATCATAGTCTTCTGTGGTAGAGAATTTGTCTAGTGTTTTAATAAGCACAAATGAGTCAAGTGATTTATTACCTTCAAACATTAACTCTCTGGTAACTCTAAACTTCTCATATGCCGAGTGGTTGTTCAGTAAATCAACATAGTACTTAACACTATCACATTTACTAGCGAACACTTTAACGCCCCAACCAGGCCACTTCTCAACGCCCATAGGTAATAGATGAGGTGAAGATTCTTTCCACGTTCTAATACCAAATAGGTTATTTGCCTTTTTAGCAAATCTACTTGTACCCCAACCAGACTCTAACGCCGCCTGACCTATAATCATTTCATAGGGTATTCTTAAATGTTTAGGTGTAGTAAAGTTAATATAATTAATACACTTATGCATTGATCTCACAAACTGAATATCATTATTATAAACAAACTCAGGCTCTTGTAGATCCATTTCTTTAATTGTTTCTAAATAATACTTATCAAGTTCAGTATTAACTTCTGCAACTGCTGTTCTGTTAGGATTAAAAGTACCCCAAGCAAAACAGATCATACCTAATACAGATAGACCAAATAGAACCTTAGTGTAAAACCAAGTTCTATCTACCCATTTTTGTAGTTGTATTTTATTAGGCAACTTTGCCTTCTTTGATAACATTTCTAATATCCTTGATTGTTTTCTTTTTATCTATGTCAAGAACATACCACTTAAATCTAACCATATGTTCGTTAGAGGGTCCTACATAATCAATCTCATGTTTTCTCTCAAAAGTTAATAAACCTTTTAGATATAAACTTACGATATCATCTAAGGTTTTCTCACTTTGTTGTTTAGGTATTGTAGGTGTCTTAAACTGACCTTTACCTTTTACTAATAGACTTAATATTTCTTTTTGTTTAGCACTTAGTTTCATAATGTATTTATCTTTCGTTTAGTTTGTGTATTGTTTTCTCAGCCTCATTTGGTTCTACTTCTACTTTTTTTTCTCTATTTACTAGAGATAAAACCACGACTAAAATCGATATGACTAAAGTCGTGGAAAGCAAGAAGAATAAAATTCCTTGTGTTAGTGTCATTAATACTTTTGCAATTCTAACATTGTCATTGGCACTCTATAAGTCATATCATTTTTTACAAGTTTAACTAAACATCTTGATTGCATAATTTTAGTAATCGTACCAAGAGTCTTTTTAGTTTTTTGTACAATATAAACTTTTGCACCGACTAGCAATTCTTCTTTGATTTTTGATTTTTTGATAAACTCAATGTTATCTTTCAAAGTGTTCAATTGAGCAACTGACATCTTTTGTAGTTTTTCATATAGTATCATAATGTATATCCTTTTGTTCGTTATTAAGTGTATATCCTATCAGAGTTTGATACAAAAGTCAAGCACTATTTACATAAAAAAACCCTTATAAATCAACGTTTATTGAAATATAAGGGTTCTTAAATGAGAACAAAACGTGAACACTAGACTGGAAAAGACGGTCTCTTTTCTTTTTTCATAAAATTATCGTCCCAATTGAACGCTTCTTTTACTAGATTCGCTGTGAATCCTTTGTACTTAGTGTTAATCTTTTTATTTACAACTGTAATCAGAAACTCAGCTTCTTCAGCACATAGTCCTTCTAACATCTGAATAAAAAGTAATTCTTTCTTAGATTGTTTTATAGTATTATCACCATTCTCTGTGAAAAGATATAACCTCTTGGCTTCTTGACCTAGTACTGTATGTTCGGTACCTACCGGTGCGTCATTTACAGTATAAGGCACTTCGCCTTTTGGTATTGCCCATTTAATATCTGGATGAAATGCACCTTTTAAAACCTGTCTTAAAGGAACCGAATCGTGATCTCTTAATACTTTTAGTTTTCTAGGTTTATCTTTTGCATTATTAACTTTCATAGCAATTTCACTCATTAAAGGTGGTACGCCTCTACCTGATTCTGATAGTGCTTGCATACCTTTTTTACTTGCTAATGCTGGGTGTGACACCTGTTGTGGTGCTTGTGTTTGTTCGTTTTGTGCTTGCGTTTGTTGTCTTACCAAGTCTGGATTTGCAATTGATCCATCTGGATTTCTTCTAATTATAACCATTTTTTTCTCCTTAACAGTTCTTTCGAAGCCTAGAATTCGTCTATGACTTCAATTAAAGTTTTAAGTTTTTTGTTAATAAAATAACCTAGAATCTTATCTCTAGTTGCTACTTCAAAATTTTCAAACTCACGATTTATCTTGTCTTCTAATTCCTTAGGAATACAATTCAAATCTATTAATGTTTTATTTCTTTCGTAATTCGCTTGTTCTTGTTCGTTAAAGGTAGGTACGATCTCATTGCACCATGCCTCTATCTTCTTTTTACTTAAAGGTGTTTGTCTTCTACCTTCAATAAAAACATTGTCGTCTGATAGTACGTTTGGTATGCCATCGCTTCTATCACCTTTTAGTATATGCTCTTTAATATATAGACTTGGATTTTCATCTTGACCTACAAACTTATTAAGCACAGGATTGTATTGTTTTATTCTTGCATTATGTAATTGTATAAAGTCTTTATCACCACTTAGTATTAGTATCTTCTCTTTTACTTTTCTCGTTAGAACAGCAATGATATCATCTGCCTCTGCTGTTTCTAATTCAACTACCTTGTAAGGTAGGAATTCTTTAATCTCGTTTTTAACTTTAGATATGATGTCGAATATCATAGTCCAATCATGTTCAGACTTCTCTCTATTCGCCTTTCTACCTGCCTTATAGTTAGGAAATGATTTCTTTCTCCATACATTACCACTATCACAGGCGATAACCATATCACCGTATTCTTTTCTAAACTTCTTATTGTGTCCTCTTAGACTATTTAGTACCATATGACGGACTAAATCTTCACTTAATTCCATACTATCTCTACTGAGAGTAACCATCAGGTTTGAGATCATTATTTGGTTTATATCAACGATAATCATAATTTATTATAACACATTATTTACTGTTTGTCAAGCCTTTGGTTTACTCACAAATACCTTACTATAATTCATATCTGTGACTTTTTTACCATCAGGTAATACACCTATCTTGGCAATAGCATCCGTCACGACCTGCATTGGGTGTTTCTGTTTGAAATCTCTCTTGATTAGACTCTTGATACTTTCTATTACAACTGCTAAATCTCTTAAAAAAGTATCGTTCTTCATTGTAATGGCGTTCTCTTGTAGCACATGAATGAAATCTAAAGTAAACTCCTCAACTAACTGTTCAATAAATATATTTTCTTTTATCTCATTGGCTTGTTCTTCAGTTTGTTTTGAAGGTGGTGTTTTAGGTTTTCTTGCCTTGTGAGCAGGAAACATTACTACGTTGCCCATGGACTATATCCTTTCTCAACGGCTTGTTCATCATCTTGACCTATCAATTGAGTTACCTCTGGCACATAATGTTTAAGCATTCTCTCAACACCCTCATGTAAAGTTTGTTTACTCATGGCACAACCTGAACAGGCACCAGCCATTTCTAATCTAACAATACCATTGTCATATGATAAAAAATTAATCATACCGCCATGCATTGCTACGTTATCTTTAACATTCTTTTCTAATACTGATTTAATGTTTTTGATAATTTCTTCATCACTTCTATCCATTATTTTCTTTTTCGTTTATCTAGTTCTCGGTGTATCCATTTAACTGCTTGATATGATGTAGGTGCTCTACTTATCATTCCTCTTATCTTCTTATGCACCATAGGGTTCACATCTTCTCCATATTTATTGTTATCTACAATAAGGAAATTTCTATGACCAAATATTCTTTGTAGTCTTCCTAAATTCTTTTGAATCTGTTTATGACTTTGAATTACGATTGCGTCTGGTAGTTGTCTAGGTCTACTTCTATTTCTCTCTAGGGCGACTTCTAACGTTGTATTAACAAAAACCATATGAATATCATAACCTATTGTTCTTAAATTCTGTGCTTGTTGTTGTATCTTCTCAACATTCCTTGCTGTACTATCTATGATTAATCCTAAACGACCTTCAAGTGCCATCTTCATTTGCATACCTGCAATTTGTTTTGATCTTGATCTGATTAAATCCCTTCTCACAATCTCTATATCATTATGAGTAGCAAAGTTTAATGTTATCTTTTCTTTATTCAGTTTACTTTCAAAGGCACTATCACTATCAATTACTTTCAAACCCATACCACCTAATGCACTCTTAGATACCCAAGATTTACCTGACCCAGGTCCGCCTCCTAAAAAGAAAGCCTTGAATATAGAAGGATCATAAACACCTTCTGTAATATACTGTTGAAATTTTCTCATGCTACTATTTATATCTTTTCGCCTTTGAAATTTACTTTACCTTTTTCCATAAAGTATTCTACTAACTGATTGTAACCACCTATGAGTTCACCATCTATAAGTATCTGAGGCATAGTTCTAACTTGTTTACCTACTGCCTCATATAGTTCTTCAGGTGTATTGAAGTCTTTACCAAACATCTTTTCATCATAGGTTAACCCAAGGCCTTTTACCAAGGCCTTCGACTTAACACAAAATGTACAATTTGGTTTACTGTATATTGTAATTGTCATATTTTAGTTTTCTATTGTTTTGATACCATCTGGATTAGATATAATAACTTTATCGATAGCATTTTTAGCAAGTGTATCTACATCAACTGCTGTAAAAGCGTGTTTAGCGATATACTCAGCAAGTTTATTACTGTCACCAACACCCATTTTCAAACCAATATATACTCTATATTCGCCATTCGGTGTTTCGTAAACATCTTTTTCCCAAGATTCATAACCTTGAATCATTGTACCTTTAACAACATTGACAATTGTTTGTTCAATCTTTGAAACAACTTTCTTATTGCCTTCAGCACCGATTTCTGTTATGTAAAGGTCAGTTCTCTTGTTCATCTGACCGTGTAATTTGTCAGCAAGTTCTGCCTTAGCAATCATCATTGCCTTCTCAATTGCTAATTGTAAATCAGGACTATTACCTTGACCTACTGCATAAACAAATTTATCTGCGTCTTTATTAAAGATAAATCCTTTGTCTATTTTAGCGTCAACATACCATTGTGGTACTTGATTCAACACTCTTCCTTCTTCTTTCACTTCTTGTTTTACTTTGTAATTAGTCTGAGCACAATTTGTCAAACCCAAAGCAAGTAAAGTGATTAATATTATTTTCATCATATATTTATTTACTTCCTTCATTTATTATTTCGATAGTTTTACCTACCATATTGGTCAAATCGACCTTGTCATTAAAATCACTCCAATGTACTGTAATGACAACAATACAAGCTATTATTACTAATAGTTTAGTCATTTATTGTTTACTCCAAACACCTTTTTCGTTTAAACAAACCATCCCAGGCGTCTTAAATGGATGACTTGGTCTTGCATACGGTCTGCAATAAGCAGGTACCGTAATTCCTGAATAGTAAAACTGAGCAAATAGTTCCCAATAATTAGGACCATCATAACCGTCTTTACATATCAATTTTTCTTCTTTAGTCGTTGTAGAAATTCCGTTTACTTCTGTATTTGTAATTACAATTTTAATCATACAAGGGTTATCATTTAACCATTCTGATTTTTCAGCTGCACTTGACATAGTTGTCAATATAATTACAGTAATCAATATTGTTGAATAAAACCAAAACTTCTTTTTAAATTCCATTATTGTATATACCATCTTCCGTCAGGCATTTGACACGCAACACCAAACTCATTTTCTCTTTGTATAGAATACATCGGCCAACTTCTCTCAATACTTATAACTGATTCATAATCACTACATTTAACACCCTTAACTAAGTAAGTTCTATTAACTGTTATTGATCCCCAATTACCAGTAGTTTGACTACCCCATGATACATGGGATCTTTTACCTGGTGATGTATTTAAAGTATCTACAAATACTGCCTTGTGTATATTCATATCATCATTGAAAAACGCACTTGCACCAAGCCAAGCACCGACTACTGTACAAGCAGCCGTTAATCCAACACCTGTATTCAACATAGAATGACAAGTACCGTAACCTGCCGTAGCACCGACAACACTACTCATATGAGATTTTGTCACGGTGCTACAGTTAGTTAATGATAACAACAGTAAGATTAGTAATATTTTTTTCACGACATTATCCATGGTCCGAACAAGATTAGTATTAACATAATTGGCACAACTATTGTCATGGGCCAGAAATGTAGTATTTCTAGTATTAGTTTTTTAGTTTTTCTTTTCATTATTTGCC